GTACCAACGTCTATGATTTAAGTAGAAATGTGTATGACTTAAGTACCAATGTGTATGATCTAAGTACCAACGTCTATGATTTAAGTACAAATGTATACGACCTAAGTATCAACGTATATGACCTAAGTACCAACGTATACGACTTAAGTAGAAATGTATACGATCTAAGTACCAATGTCTCTACCTTAACAACAGGAGCACCGGAAGATTTAAATACATTCAAAGAATTAGCCGATGCGCTGAATAGAGATGCCTCATTTTCAACCACAATTACTGGTTTAATAGATGAAGTTTCTGGAAATGTGATTGCTTTACAAACATTAACAGAAGGCATGACAGGAAATGTCGATGCACTCACATTTAACTCCGAAACCATTTTTACCAAAAGTGCAGAAATAGTAGGAAATGTCAGTTCCAATACAATCGATTACATCACAAATGGAAGTACCGTATACTCTCTTAGAGGAGATGCTGGTCCATATACATACGACATATCAGGAGTACCTGATTTATCAGACAATAGTCATGTAATCACAATTATGTTCAAGGCAACCGATGCAAATAAATCAAATTGTTATGCCAATGCTATTACTGTAAACAGTACAGAAGCATATATATTAAACTGGTCCAATGGCGAAGACCCCAGTAATTTAATGGCTGATGTATCTACCAATGATGTGGTTACTCAACAAATTGCCCTATTGCCTAGAAACTTTAGTCAAAATACCGCAATCTCAAATTTATCATTCTATAGAAGTGTATAAGTGAGAGAAATAAATACTGTAGAAAATATTGTATCTAGATACATTATAAGGTCAATAAGTAAAATTCAATACCAATGTCTCTTGCTACATTAAAAAAGAAAACTGCTCATAAATATAACAATAATAGTGTGAATCGAACAGTATTTTCTATAAACGGAACACATAGAAGTCAAGGCTATATAGGACAAACCTCATTATCGCGTACATTCATTCATACACCCAAGAAAAACGATGTACCCCAAGGTCATGGTGGTTGCTGTGGCATGTATCCTGTACAGGACATTCAAAATTCATCAGCATGTACCACCGAAAAGAGTAATGTAGTGAAAAGTTCTGTTCTTAGTTCCCGTGGTATGTTAGCCAAGCGCAATCGATGGGTAAAACGACCCGCTCCATTTTCTTCCACCAAACCAAGTGATTCTATTAACCAGAGTACAAGTGGAGACTATACTGTATATACGCGAAAGAATGCAATAAAAAATGGAGTCAACTGCTTCATGAAAAAATACATACTTACATTTCAATATGTTCCGGCAATAAACGCTGGAAATACAAATGTTAGTGCACCTATAGAATTATATATAAATGGAAAATTAATGGATAGTATAAGTTTTAATAAAAATGATAAAGATGATGGTATAGAAGATGGAGTATATACTTACAATTTAAATGGAAAATTGTACGGATTTGAACCAAATCAGCAATATATTGAAAGAGAAATTACGTTTTATGAGTCATATGGTACCTTAGATATAAAATTTCAAGGTTCTGGGATTTATTGGTACCGTACAGGAATTGCAAAACTAAAACTGAATGGAAAGTCTATAATATCATCTTATAGAATGCATATAGCTAATGGAACTTATCCCTATGGTGAAGGACCCGATGTATCATATAATTATCAATTTGGAAATGCATTGGGCGGGGCTAGACCAACTTCAGATAATCCATTCATCGTTATTAATGGTTATAGTGAAGCATCATTGGATGATATTTCTTTTAATAGAAATCAATCAGAAAGTGCATCATTTTTGGCATCCGAATTTCCAGAAATACTAATTACAAGCAAAACATCTATTCAGGGTTCTGAATGCTGTGACAAGACAGTTCAAATGGAGTACTCTCTAGGTGCTATTTCTCAAGGAGACTATATTTTCCAACGTATTGCAGACTGTGCCAATTTGGACATTTCCTACATTGAATACCATACAAATTCGGGTAGCACATTCAACACATGTTGATAAAAAATTGATTAAATATTATACCATACATCATACCATTCTTTGTTTTCTAAAAAAGAAGTCAATTTTACTTAACAAATCTTTTTTTGTCTTCCAAAAACATGGGAAAAATTGAATGAATTGACAAAAGTAAAATAAATATACTATACAGAATCTATTTTATAGTATATTTTTAACAAGACCAAATATAATCATGACTGCTTTAACGGACCTTTATTTAGAATCATTGACTCCAAAAGAAAAACAGGCATATTTAATAGCAAAAGATCATTTGAAATCGTTATTTGATTTAGAGAATACAAATGGATATCTACAGTGGTTACAAAAGTATAATGCCGAACAAGAACAGAAAACGTCATCTTCAAATTAATAATTGTTCAAATTTTTGATAAAACGGGGATGGTTCATTTGATTTTTCGGGACTATGTAATGAGTCTTTATAACTTATATAATCATAATGTTCGGATATGGGGGATGTTTTGCTCAACTGTGGTTGTTGAGTTTTTTTCTTGGGTACGGACTGTAGAAATGAATAATTGACGATTTTCCCCAAATATCGGAAATTGTTTTTGTATACAGTTTTTTCGGGTGTGACTAATTTTTGAGTATCTATAGTGGCCTTTGTTTCTTTTTTCTTGGTAATAAATACAGATTGGTCCAATTGAAGATTCTGTTTTTTCCGTTTTTCCCGTTGTTTTTCTTTTTCACGTTCAATTTCGTCTTCTTTCATTTGGTTAAATGGGTTAATAAATTCATCCGGTAATTCTTGTGTATCAACGAAAAAATCACGACACGAATACAATCGTACATATTTCATGGCACACTTATTTAAAGTAGGATACGATATATGGCTATCGGAATAATGAACGAACGCTTGTCTGTACAAATCATAATACATGATAATATTGCCGTAATTGGTACTTTGAAATAAAATTCGTTTTGTCCATTCTTTTTCTAATTGTAGAAAGTCCTTGTTCTCAAATGAAAAAGTTTTATAATCATACAAAGACTCATGTATATTTTTATTCGATTTTTTACCGTCTTGGTTATTAAACGATTGCTTCAATAAAAAAACCTCGTTTTCCAAACACGTTTGTTTATAAAATGACTTTGTTTCTTTACATGATTGATTTAAGATAGTTAAGTTACATAAATAATTGGATAAACATATAGAAGATATAAAATATAAATAAGGCAATGTGTTTTCTATAATAATGGAATATGACATATATACTAAGACTAGGATTACTTAATTGAATAATGAATACATTTATATTGGTTTTTTCATACTTGTTCTTCTTCTTCTTTGGCTTTTTCAGCCACTTGGGTTAATCGGTGTTCAAAAAGAGCACTAACTTCATCATTCATGAATGGTACTACGATTCGTTCATATGTGTCAAAATAATTATTTGGATGTACACGTACTAAGCACATTCCTTTAACAGTTAACCCATACTTGGTTTCTAATATTCTACGGTATACATTCAACTGTAGAGAATAATGATAAAAGTTCGCGTCCGGTAAATGCGATATACATGCAGTATGGGAACATTTGTTTCCATAGGCTTCTGTCGATATTTCTTTACTACGTTTCCAATCGTATATCCAGAAATCACCGGTTTCATCTCGAAAGACCATATCAATGGACCCGGCTAATTGCAATTCTTTGTCATAAATCATCCATTCTGTACGGTATGCTTTTAGGTTTTGATAATCATTGACGAACTTTAAGAAATAGCCATATTCAACGGAATCATTTTTCACTTCCCATTTATTATAATAGCACTCGATGTCATAATGCAACAAAGTCCCCAATTTGGATGCTTCATCACCACTCCACTTTTTTCTTACTTGTTCACGTGTCATATTGTAGTACTTATAATTTGGATCATTGATTTTCTTGGAATTGAATATTTTGTCCAAAGTTTTTTCTATGTCAAAATCACTGAAATGGGAGTGAATCCATGTTGTACAAGAAGTGAAGGAAGAATCTCCGTCAATGGTATAAATATGCGGACCTTCGTCAAAAGTAATATGCGAATCGCGTTCGTGGATGTTTAATTTGGATAATGTATCAGGTACAGGCTTAGAATCTGTCATTGTTGTATTGATTTGCTTTTTTCTTCTCTCGATTTGATTTGTTTGAATTGAATTTGCTTATGGGAAAACTGTAGAAAAAATAAGTTCGATGAAGAACTCATTCAATTTTTCCTTCTTTTTCATCTCTTTCTAATTTTCGTCTATAGTTTCCCCGTCTTCGTACAAGTCATCAAATGGCCATTTTTGTTTAATTTTTGTGTATATTTTTTCCGTGAAATCATTGATAAAGTCGCTGTTCTTATAGGACGTATCCATAATACGGTTAAAATTTTCCATTTTTTGTTCTTGTTTTGTTTCTTCTTCCAAATGTGATTCCAAATAATACTCTTCGTTTTCTACATAAATTTGAATAAACCGGGTGGCTATTATAGTACACATTTTACGGAATAGTCCATGATCACAAGTAACCCATTTTACCGGTCCATTTGTTTCTTGTGAATATATGTACAATTTATTGGCTTTCTCAAAGTACCCCAATAATGGTATTTGTACTTGTGTATTGGTAGAAATGTTGAAAGCATCGTAGAATACTTGTTTAATTGCTTCGTTTATATTTTTCTGAAACACATGCGAAACATGACTTACTGTAATAGGAGTATTTTGTAACCACTGTTGTATGGTATATTTCGGTTTGTATTCCATACGTGTATTCAAAATACGGACAATTTGTATGGTTTGTTTCCGTTTCATTTTAACAAATTCCACATTTAGTTTGTTGATTTTCCGTTCCAAATTACCTACATTGTACAGTAATCTCCGAATAAGATTATCTTTTTCGGTTTCAGTAAATCGTACGTTATCAGGATTCGGTGAGCCATTATAATTCATTCCACTCATTATAAATAATCGTGCTTTGCAATGAAGATTAACATGTTCTTGTAATTTTGCTACTGTTGAATATTGTTTGAAGCAATACATACATTGAGTAGATGGAATTGATGGTGTCAGCACACTAGACGAACCATTCGCATTCATTATTTAAATCCAATTTTTTTCTGATACAGTTTCTACCTTAATTCTATAGTGAATAGCCAAATTGATTCAATTTTTCAGGATATGTTGTATTTTACCTTTAGCAAAAGTTCGCCTTCTAAAATAGCCCTTAGTGAAAACAATAGAACAGTACAACCTAGTACATCAAAGCCTATTCGTCCATGTAGACAAGCAATGAGTATGGTGTTAGTTAGACCAGGTGGGTATTGTTCATCTTGTCCTCAACCAGTACGTTCATTGGGTCCCAAATAACAATACAGTGAAAAAACAAATACAAATAGTAAATATTTTCTTCCATATTTATACTATAGAGTATTAATATGAGCAAATATTTTGATTCCAAGAATCTTACTTTTATGGAACCGCGTGTAATTGAAAATGGAAACCATATGGTAATGACAAATGTACATTCGGAGACAAAAACCAAATATTTGAATATCGATACACGGTTCCAAGATGAATACAATATGAATGATACTGCTGATTATACCGTCAGTTTACCTCAATCTATACGAGACGTACAAAGTATTCAATTAACCAATGTCGAAATACCGGCGTCTTTTTATCCATTTAGTGTTCATATGAAGAATACTTATTTCTCTTATACTAATGCAGGTGGCACTACAATATTCAAAATAGATGATGGTTATTATACAAAAGAGGCCTTGGTTGATAAAATAGATACTATATCAGGTATAACTTCTGATTTAAATGATAATAACCAATGTATAATCAAAAACACTACTGAAAACCCTATTACTATTGACTTTGCTGTAGATGAAAATGGCAATACAGATAAATACAATTTGAAATCAAAATTAGGCTGGTGTTTGGGATTTCGCGAACCATCATATGAAATAACAGAAAGTGCTTCTATAACAAGCGAAGGAATTGTCAATACAAACCCATGTCGTTATTTATTTGTCTCGATTGATGATTTTCACAGCCACAATCCAAATTCATTTATTGTACCATCCTTCCAATCGTATTTTGATCCAAATATTATTTCCAGGGTTACATTAGATCCTAATATTTATACTCATGGTAGTTTAATCACAGCCAATATTTCTGGAAGTGGTAATTTACTATCCGATGTGCGAACTTATTCCGGGAAAAATGATATTCAAAAGTTACGTATACGTATATTCAATGAATTCGGTCAAATTATACACTTGAATAAGATGGATGTGTCTTTTGCTTTAGAAATCAAGTACAAATAAGTAATGTGAAAAAAATAGGAAAAATTGAATGGAATTCACGGTCAATTTGACTGTAGAAAAGTTATATATTATTGTTAAATCAAAGAATAATACATAGTAAAAAAACAACTGTCTAATTAAGTATGAAGAGGGAAGATTTGCATATTACACAAGAATATGCTCTACAGTGTTATGAAAATGGGGAAAATATATTTTTGACCGGACCAGGTGGAACTGGTAAATCGTCATTGATTCGATTGATGTTGGAATATACACCAAAAAGGAAAAAAGTACAAGTATGCGCAATGACGGGTTGTGCTGCCATTTTATTAAATTGTCATGCCACTACTATTCATTCATGGAGTGGTATTAAAATACCCAAGGGAGCAAATTCGCAAATTATTACGAACGTTTGTAACAATAAAAAGTCGTGTAGTACTTGGAGAAATACGAATGTATTAATATTAGATGAAGTCAGTATGCTAAGTGTACGGTTATTAGAGTTATTGAATGAAATCGCACAAACAATACGTAAATCGAAATTGCCATTCGGTGGAATGCAACTGGTCTTTTGTGGTGACTTTTTCCAATTACCTCCTATTTTTACATCCAATCGAGACAACAAAGATGACCAAGGGTCGGACAAATTTTGCTTTGAATCCCCTCTTTGGAATGAATTATTCAGTTTGGATAATCATATTGAATTAACCAAGTTATTCCGTCAAAAAGACCCAGAATACAAGAAAGTATTAAACCATATTCGCAAAGGCATTATAGACCAGGAAGACATGAATTTACTGAAAAGTAGACTTCATGTACCGTACAATCCAGAGGAGCATAATAATGTGGTACCAACGAAATTGTATGCCACAAAAGCACGTGTGGAACAAATCAATAAACGCGAGTTTGATTTATTGGATACGGCTTGTTATGAGTATCATCTCGATCAAACCACTGATTATAATCCTACAGATGCTATGAATAATGTGATTAGTTCCTATGTCAAAGTGACGAAAACAAAATTATCCAAACTGAAAGAAGAAATGGAATTCCGTTATTTGATAGAAAATAGTCCTATAGAAAAGATACTTTATTTGAAAGAAGGAGCCAATGTCATGTGTACAGTAAACTTAGATATAGAAAATGGTATTTGCAATGGTGCTTTAGGTAAAGTGACTGGGTTTGAAAGTCAAACAAAAGGACCACCATTACCAACCGTATTGTTTGAAAATGGTGTAGAAAAAACGTTTTCCATGAAGTGGTGGAATTCGGAAGATAATCCTAATATTGCGATAGGCCAAATTCCATTGAAATTGGCTTGGGCCATGACTATACACAAAAGTCAAGGGGCTACTTTACCTATGGGAGAAGTCGATATAGGTTCTACAATATTTGAATGTGGACAGACCTATGTAGCATTAAGTCGGATTCAATCACTGGATGGACTTTATTTATGTGCGTTGAATCCTCATAAAATACGCGTCAATAAAAAAGTACAAGCATTTTATCAAAATATACCACAATGCGAATACGAAGAAGATACAGATCCTGAAATAGTAGAAACAAAAACAGAAATAGAACCACAAAAAATAGATAATCTCGATGAATTAAAAACATTAGAATACCGTACAATTATGATTTAGTTGATTTAATTAAACATCCCCTACATAAAGGGATATATGCTTCACTTGCTCCAACTAATTTCTGTTCCTGATTGCTATTATCAATGCGGTGTGAAAAAGCGGCCTTTGTACCATCTTTACAATGTACACATAAAGAATGCAATTTATGAACCTTGTCGCAAATTGGTATTAAATCCAGCATTTGGCCGAATTTTTTTTGCAAGAAATCGCCGTCTAATCCACCTACATAGACATGCATTTTATGCGTATATATCATTTCATATACGGCTTTGTATAAATCGGGGAAAAATTGCCCTTCATTAATCAAGACAGCCATCGGTTTTTCATGATAGGATTCTATGCAACCTTCTAGTACAGACAATAGAGTATTACTTTGAATACAATTGATTTTAATTTGGTCATGTGTAATCATAGCACAATTATCATCATCCTTCGTATAACGATTGTCTTCTTGATGATTCACAACCAATATGGGAATATTGCAAAATGTGTATTGCTTGTATATTTCCACCAATTTAGAAGTTTTGCCTGAAAACATGGGTCCTAAAATAACTTCCAAATAGCCGCCTTGTTTTGTCTCCATTTTTAATTAATATACAATAAAGAATTCTTTTTATTTCGTTTTTTCTACGCAATGTTCTTTCCAGCTTGTCGAAAAAAATAAATACACTAATAATATAGAAAATGACCGGTTCAAGTCTATTGCCAGTATCTTTTTATAAAGGTCAATTGTATTTTTTATTTGGAAAAGAAAATCCTAAAGAAGATAGCGCAAAAGGGTTTTCGGATTTCGGCGGAGGAGTAGAATCGGGAGAAAGTATTTACAATACAGCATTGAGAGAAGGAGGGGAAGAATTAACAGGGTTTTTAGGCGATTCTGCTATTTTACGTAAACATATCAAAAGGTACGGAAAACCGTACGAAATATCGCATAATGATTATCACGTCCATATATTCCCATTGAAATACGAGCCGAATTTACCCATATATTATAATCAAAACCACCGGTTTCTATGGGATCGCATGAACCGAACTGTATTGAACAAAACAAAATTATTTGCAAAAATCCAAATCCAATGGTTTACACCGAGACAAATGCGCTCTAGATTGCCCGAATTCCGTTCTTTTTATCAAGATATTGTAAAACAAATATTATCACAAGAAAAAGACATCAAAAAGTACATAAAAAAAGGACTAAAAAAGAAAACAAGAAAAAATATTTCAAAAACCCGAAACACTACACAAAAAAAAAGAAGGTGATTTTTTTTGTACATGTATTGTATAAAAATGCCACAACGATTTCAACAACAATATCGTTCTAACACTGCAACTACTCGCAAGTTCTCTCCACGTAAGTTTTCTACAGTAGAATCCATAAAAGGTAGAACTGCCTTAGGAAAAGCCTTTGTGTATTTTCCCAAACAATTTACGCGTAAAAATTATCAACGTCATAAAATATATCGTAAAACACCGTACAAAGCAAATACAAATAGTCGTAAATCAAAAACAAATAGGCAGAATAAGCAAAATAAGCAAAATAAGCAACAATACAAAACCAAACAAACGAAAAAGAAAAAAAGTAGAACAATCCATTAATTGTTATTCTTCTACAAGATTAGACTCTATTTAGGAGTTAACTATCCAGTAATATGGAGAGAAACAGAAACACAAATGAAGATAGTAAACAGATGATGGGGGGTTCTTTTCAACAGAATATATTAAATAACAATAGTATATAAATTAAAATATACTATTCTTTAAAATCAATCAATGTCTTGGAAACGTTCAGGAGGCATTAAGCAATTTGATGGTATCAATAATTTGAATGTCAATTCCATCGTGACTGATGACTTTGTTATGCGCGAAGCATACAAAGGTACATTTACAATAAGTGGAGAACTGTTTGTATCGGAAGACTGTTCTCTCAATGCCAATGTACATGTTAACGATACAGTTACTGTAGGAAATGATTTATATGTGACAAATCGTGTTTATATTGGCGAAAACGAAAGCGACCGTCGTTTTTTGGACAGTACGTCACAAGGATTAGGAATCAATTTAGAGAATCCAGTGGCTCTATTGGATATTAGTGGTTCCAATGAACATATTATTCATGTTTTTTCGGATCAATCAAATGTAAAAAGTACATTAGTACAAAATGTTGACAAAAACCAAGGCGTACTTCTACTGGATACCAGTATGGGGGCACTTCAATGGTTTTTCCCCGATTCTACTGCGAATTTCATATATGATGCATCCAATGTAGAATTTACTGTAGATAAAGACTGGATTGCCAAAGAATCATTGCACGTATTGGGAAATACAACTTTAGACAATATTTTATTAGTGAAGCAAGATGCTACTATAGAAGGGGACTTATATGTAATGGGTGCATTTACTTTAGATGGTGGGTTAAACCTTAATGGAGACTTGAGTATGAATGGCAATTTATCAGTTGGTGGAGAGAGTCAATTCAATGATGTCGTCAATACAAAGGATATTCATTTGGATTTGTCTCATGGAATTTATTGGAAACAGCATTCCATTGACAATCCAATATTGCGCATTCGTGATTACAATGGTACAGAACCTGATTCTCTATTTGAAGATAATTTTGATATTACCGATAATAGTTTAGTGGTAGACAATGATCTGTATATTACTGGAAAACTCTATATTGGAGGAAGTCACAATGTGAAATTAGAAAATACACTAGTTGATGGTATTTACCCAAGTCTTCGTGGTACAGATGTGTCTCATGTTTATCTTAACCACGGTAGCTCTACGGTTGGTGGCGAAGGATTGTATTTTTACAATCCATTGGATGGCAATGGAGAATTGCAAGATGGATTTGTGAAAATTAGCAACGTAGACCAAGGCAAAATAAGTCTTCGTTCTACTGGAGCACGTGATGTTGTTTCTCTCAATTTCGATAAATTGAATATGAATGGTATACAAACAGGATTGGTTGTGTTGGAACACATTGAAACTGGATATAGTGATTTGAGTGATAATTATGATATCGTTTCCAGTCACCGTGTATCTACTGTAGATGTGAATAGTTCTTTGGAAAATATAAACCATATTGAGACTACTTCTATATCAGGAGACGTTGGTTCCTTGAACACTTGTACAATACAGGATTTAAATGTGACTGGTAATCTAAACGCATTGGATAAAATAGACGCGTCTTTTATTCATGTACAAAATATGGATAGCGAGAATGTTCAAATCAACGAATTGACTGCTGAAACTGCACTAGTAAAGAATGACTTAGACGTATGTGGTAATGCCATATTCTATAGTGATATTGTTGCAAATGAATATTTTCGCGGGAATCATTTAACACTTAGCGGGGATGCTGTTATTGACAAAGATACTTATATTTACGGTAATTTAAATGCTTATAGTGATGTATCTATCAATGGTGATATTCATTTGTCTGGAACATTAACTGTGAACGATTCAATTAAAATTGCACCAATAGCCGAATATGAATCTATGATACTGAAAAACAATATTGCTATAGGCATAAGTACTATAGACACAGATTATTCTGTATCAATTAGCGGTGATGTCTCCATGAATGGGACAGTATTTACAGACTCTATGGTTGTGAAAAATACGGCAAATATACAAACGATTGAAATGGACGGTACAGGGTCGCTTGATTTATCGTCAAGTAATGTCAAAGTACTTTATAATGATACAGTCTTTACAATATCAAATGAAACATTGTCTTATTTGGTAAACATTTCCGGCGACGTACAATCACAGATTTCTGCTATATCAAAAAATGTAAACGTAGGTGCTGATGTGGAAAACACGTTTACTGCAAAGAATGTTTATATTGGACACAATGAGTACAGAGGAGATATTTCCGCTTCTACTTTGGACATCTCAAATAAACTAAATGTCACTGGAAATTCCTTGTTTTCTGGTTATGTGAAAATGGATTCAGGTGACATATCTGCTACTAATGTAGATGTAAATGATACACTAATTGTACATGGAAATACACAACTATCCGGTAATGTACTCGTGAATAGCAGAACGTCCATATATAAAGGCTCGATTGATATTCAAGGAACACGCGAATCTACACGAGATGTTATACAACCAGGTAGCAACGATGGTAAAGGTGCGATTTCTTATTTTAGAGAGCACAAAGAGTCATATTTAACAATAAAATCCAATATAACTTGTGTTGGTCAACCTGTCGTAAAATATCAATTTAATCAAAATGATGCATCTCCTAATTTAGATAAACTGGTATTAGTACATGAGCAGTATAAAACAAATACTGAGCAATTTTTCACTGATTATGATACTAATAGTAACGTGTTTAATGATCCTGAATATGGTGACTTAGAAGTATCTAACGAAGTAATAGGTGGCCATATTGAATGTCTGTCATTGACCCCCCGTAATAAAATCACTTTTTCAAGCAACACAAATATTGAAGTAAATGATACGGTCTATACTTCCAATCGATTGAAAAAAGCATTAGATATTGTGAATGAAACAGATGATAATGTAAATTTTGAAAATCTTAAAGCATCATCATTTTCATTAACGAATAATTCCACTACAATAAATGGGAACGGTATTGTGACCAATTCATTAAACGCAGGAACTGGTGAGGTTTCTTCTGGTTCCATTCAAACCGGTACAATAAATGCGACTGGACAAATCAGAGCCGATACTATTATTTACAATTATATTTCTAGAAATGAAGATATTTCAGCAACAGTGGATACAGCCACAGCTTCCTTTGCAATATATCGTAACACTGTTTCAACACCATCTCAGTCTGGTGGTATTGTTGTAGAACAAAATTCTGGACAACCGGTAGGGTTTATTTATGTGAACAATAAGCCATCTTCTGATATTAATGCTACTTATACTACTGATGTATCAGATGTTTTTTTTATTGGAAAACTTTCAAATTTTAGTAATCAAACCGAAGATGTAACTATTGATCAAACCAACAAAGGTAAATTAATTACAAATATTTATGATTCTGATTATGTCAATACTGACAATTTATATGTTCTAAATGACGTGAATGTTTCCAATTCTATTATTATGGGTAATTTGCATATATTACATGAACCATTTATAGTTTCGATGAAAAATAATGCAGCCATTGATGCTAATAATCCAGACCCAGAAACTGATATAGAACCATTTATAAAACATACAGTAGGAAAATTTACTGATTTATCAAACTCAAATGCAACCCTTGAAATTTTAAATGGAAAGACTGTTGCCTTTTCAAGTGAATATAGTTATTCGTCATTAAATACAGAAAATGCTTATCATGCGACAACTCATGATTTCAGTGGTAATGTCATTTTACACAATGATCTTGACGTTTCAGTCAATATGGTTGTATACGGTACAGCAGATTTGAAAAGTCGATTGGATGTCTCAGGCGATGTATCTTTTAATCGCAATCTCGATGTATCTGGGAATATGATTGTATACGGTACAACGGATTTAAAAAATCGGTTGGATGTTTCGGGCGATGTCTCTTTTAATAGCAATCTCGATGTTTCTGGGAATACGATTGTTTATGGTACAGCAGATTTGAAAAGTAGGTTGGATGTTTCGGGAGATGTGTCTTTTAATAGCAACTTGGATGTCTCTGGTAATATGATTGTATATGGTACAGCGAATTTGAAAAATCGGTTAGATGTATCAGGCGATGTGTCTTTTAATAGCAATTTAGATGTCTCTGGGAATACGATTGTATATGGTACAGCAGATTTGAAAAGTCGATTGGATGTTTCGGGAGATGTTTCTTTTAATAGCAATCTCGATGTTTCTGGGAATATGATTGTATATGGTACAACAGATTTGAAAAATCGGTTGGATGTTTTGGGCGATGTGTCTTTTAATCGCAATTTGGATGTCTCTGGGAATATGATTGTATATGGTGCAACAGATTTGAAAAGTCGGTTGGATGTTTTGGGCGATGTGTCTTTTAATGGGAATTTGGATGTCTCTGGGAATATGATTGTGTACGGTACAACGGATTTGAAAAGCCGGTTGGATGTATCGAGCGATGTCTCTTTTAATAGCAATCTCGATATTTCTGGAGATATAAAAGTGAATAATGATTACAATAGGCTCTATTTTACATCAGGTGCACTTGGTGATCGTATTAATCTATGGAGTTCTGTAAGTAATAATCAGTTTAGTATTGGTATTAATAATTCAACTACTTATTTTACATCGAGTCAAAAATTTGATTTTTGTCACAGAGCAAACGAGTATACTAATAGTGTCCCATCTCCTTCCTTACAAATTCAAGTTTCTAGCAATGGAAATCCTAAATTAGTAAGTGGGTCTAGTTCCGGAAGTATTCCTACTGGTCAATTTGAATTTTGTAGAAACACTACTACTAATGTCACCACTTTTTTAAAAATGTCTTCCGATGATAATAATAATACAATTTTAGATTCATCAAGCAATTTTGTATTAAGAACGTATAATGCAAATAAAAATCCTTTTGTTATTACGAATAGTGTATGTTCTGTTGCCAGTGATTTTGATTTTGAAGTGAGAGATGAGGATGGAATCAATGCTGCTACTGTCAATTATTTGAAAGTAGATAAATCAAATAGTAAAGTTGAAATCATGAGTACGAACGCAAATTATACAAGTAATGATGTTCTTGAAGCACGTGGTTATATTCAGTCAACTGGTTTAAAAATTACTACGGTCAATTCAAATATTGTTAATGGTCAATTATTTAGTGGAATTGATACTAGTAATGTATGGTTGGCTTCTACAGGTAAAATATATTTTAAAACAGGTGGTATTAATAATTCATCTAATAATGTAGTAGCAATTGAAACAGATAAATTTATAGTTCATAAACCTTCCGATTTAAAAGATACTACCATTACCGGAAATGCAGTCATTACTAAAAATGCGTCTATAACTGGATATTCTACAATTGGCGGAAATTTAACCGTCAATGGAGATTATATAAAATTACAGAATACTCAAGCAATTTACTCCAAACCTGGTAGTATTTACATAGGTTCTCTTCCAACAAACATAGACAGTATAGCTAGTCAAGGTCAAAACTATACATTTGGACAAAATTGTCTTCTAAATATAGACAATATAGATACATCAACTGGAAATTTCAATGTACTCGATAATGGAAATGTTGATCATAGAGCTCGTGCAAATACAGCAATTGGATATAATGCATTGCGTGAAGCACGTACATCACATACATCAACTGCAATTGGTTATGAAGCATTAAAAAACGCACAAAATTGCTATGCAAATAATACAGCAATTGGGTATATGGCCGGGGGTAACATTACAACAACAAACCGCATTTGGAATAATACATTTTTAGGACACGTAACAGGTTTTGATAATAATAATAATTCATATCATGACTCTACTGCTGTTGGAGTGGCAGCATTAATTAATAGAAACCATCAAGTTGTATTAGGTAGAAACGTTGACCATGTAAAAATACCAAGTGTATTAAAATTCAGTAAAACATCTAGTGATGATAGAATTTCTCTTTATAATGGTGATAACATTACTACTTATTCAATTGGTGTTAACACTAACGCCAATATAGGTATGTATTTTACATCAAAAGATAGTTTTAGTTTTGCGTATAGAAATAACCCAAATACTACCACAACTGCACCTACTCCATTTTTGATTATTCAGCCTGCAAGTAATAATGCTCTTTTTAAATCTTCGCAATCATTAAAATTTAGACCCTACCATGGGAGCAATACTAGTGATAAATTAACAATCGATACAAATGAAGTAACAGTTAATACCAAATTATTATTAACAGGGATTCTACGAGCAACAACCGGGGATATAGAAGTAGGTGCTGGAGAACTGGTCTTAAGTAGTTATAGTGGTCAAAATCCTGGCCCCTATGTAAGTTTCAACTACGGTCTAGGTAATGAATGTATTTTTCGTTCGCCACATACAATGTTTTTTAGACCAAATGGTTCAGGAGATTTTCCATTTATCATTACTAGTGATACAGTAACCTGTGGTGGATCTCTCAAGGCGCAAACAATTTATATAGGAACTAGTGGTGTATATGGAATAATGTATCGCTCAACAAACGGTATGCTTGTAGAGTCTACTTCAATAACACTAAATGGTGGAACAATCATTGGAACTGGATTTCAAACCAGTTCCGATTATCGTATTAAAGAAAATATACAAACCATTAGTGGCGACCAATTTACTGTAGATGAATTACGACCGGTTTCTTATACTTTGAAAGCCAACCAAAAGCCTGCACTTGGGTTTATTGCGCATGAAATCCAAGAACATGTTCCTAGTGCCGTTTCGGGCGAAAAAGACGGCGAATCTATGCAATCTGTAGATTATAATCAAATTATTCCTATTTTGGTAAAAGAAATCCAAGATTTGAAAAAACGCGTTGCTTATTTGGAACAAAATCAAAAATAATCATACTGCTATTGGCTCAATCCAATTTCGTAATTATAACAATAATATAATTATGAAATATGTTTTTTAATTACACATTACCCATGTCTTCGATTGTAATAAAGGAAGGAGGTGCTGTGATTGTACTATCATATGTTCCTGTATTACCACTAATGGCGATACTTGCCGATGTACTTGAACCGTACAAATGATAAGTCTTTAATACTTCCGTATCCAACGTACTGTAGTGATAGAAATCAATGGAATTGGCATAAGCACCATTTCTATAAGTCTTTCTATATCGATTCACCAAAGTAGATCCATCGTATAAGGACAAATACAAACTATTGGCTGTCGATTGACTACTGTCTTCTACATTCAAGTTAATATGAGTTCTTACCTTACGAGGTCCAGTTGGCCCAATTGTACTGAATGTAACACTTCCAATCAAGTTACCGGATACATTGGTTGGGAAACTGGTTCCACTTGCTACTGTATAATCAGTTCCGGTTGGTCCTATTTGAGTTTGACTCAAGTAACCCATTGGTAACCGGTTATAATCGGTCGTATTCACTTGTAAGCGTGACAATGTCGTGGTACCATCTGTATAACTAATATCAGTTCCAGTTACTGTAAATACATTCGGACCGGTTGGTCCAGTGCATCCTGTCGATCCTGTAGAACCCATTGGTCCGACTAATGCTACATGTGAGTTCGGTCCCCAGTATGATATCTCTGCTCCTACATTGCGTATGACAATTTCATTGTAGAAAGGGTCAATGTCTAATACTTGGAAATAGGCTGTATGGTTGGATGAGTCACTGATTGTAATATATGCGTTGGCTGAAATGTATATGTTATTTCCACTTGCACTAATATTGAATAATCCAGTTGCTCCTGATGCCAAGTTACCGGATGTTGCCATGGTAGTGGTGATTAAAGGTCCAGGTGGTCCTGTGTAACCTGTGTGACCAGTATGACCCGTATGACCAGTTGGACCAGTCGGTCCAGTTGTACCTGTATGACCACTGTGACCGGTATGACCAGTGTGTCCAGTATGTCCAGTAGGACCCGTTGTTCCTGTTTGGCCTGTATGACCTGTATGACCTGTATGACCACTATGACCTGTATGACCACTATGACCTGTGTCTCCAGTAGGGCCGGATGTTCCTGTACGACCACTATGACCTGTGTGTCCTGTGTGTCCGGTATGTCCAGTTGGACCAGTTGAACCGCTATGCCCGGTGTGTCCAGTGTGACCAGTTGCTCCAGTTTGACCGGTGGTTCCTGTATGACCACTATGGCCTGTATGACCACTGTGTCCTGTTTGACCACTATGACCGGTATGACCCGTGAGACCGGTTGAACCAGTTGGACCACTATGACCTGTGTGTCCAGTTGGACCAGTGTGGCCTGTAGAACCGGTTTGTCCTGTGTGTCCTGTGTGTCCTGTGTGTCCCGTGTGTCCCGTGTGTCCTGTGTGTCCGGTGTGACCAGTTGAACCTGTTTGGCCACTTTGTCCAGTATGGCCACTTTGTCCAGTATGACCTGTTGGACCGGTTTCTCCAGGTCCTGTGTGCCCAGTTTGACCTGTGTGCCCAGTTTGACCTGTGTGCCCAGTTTGACCTGTTGTACCAGTTGGACCTGTTACGCCTGTTGATCCAGTATGACCAGTAGGTCCTGTGTGACCTGTGTAACCAGGTTGACCTGTGTGCCCAGTTTGACCCGTGTGCCCAGTTTGACCTGTGTAACCGGTTTGACCTGTCATGCCTGTTTGACCTGTAGGTCCACTATGGCCTGTTTGGCCACTTGGACCGGTTTGACCAGTCGGTCCTAGTTGACCTGTTGCACCGGTTTGACCAGTGTAACCCGTTTGACCTGTGTAACCTGTTTGACCTGTTGAACCTGTTTGACCTGTTGAACCTGTTTGACCTGTGTAACCCGTTTGACCTGTGTAACCTGTTTGACCTGTTGAACCTGTTTGACCTGTATAACCTGTGTAACCAGTTTGACCCGTGTAACCCGTTTGACCTGTGTAACCTGTTTGACCTGTATAACCTGTTGTACCAGTATGGCCTGTTTTTCCAATATTTCCGGTTTGGCCAGTTGTACCTGTATAACCTGTAGAACCCGTAGGTCCTGTAGAACCAGTTTGACCTGTAGAACCGGTTGGACCCGTATAACCGGTTTGACCGGTTGTGCCTGTTGTTCCTGTTTGGCCTGTTGTTCCCGTTTGGCCTGTTGTTCCACTGAAGCCAGTATGACCTGTAGACCCAGTATGACCTGTAGGTCCAGTATTACCTGTAGAACCAGTATGACCTGTATGTCCTGTTGCTCCACTTCGACCCGTATGACCAGTTTGACCTGTATAACCGGTATGTCCTGTTGCTCCAGTTCGGCCCGTATGACCAGATTGACCTGTGTAACCTGTGTAACCGGTTTGGCCCGTAGTGCCTGTTTGACCAGTTGCACCGGTTTGGCCTGTTGATCCTGTTGCTCCTGTTTGACCACTTTGGCCTGTTGCACCACTTTGGCCTGTATAACCTGTTTGTCCTGTAGAACCTGTTTGCCCTGTTTGACCAGTTTGTCCTGTTTGCCCGGTTTGACCTGTGTAACCCGTCTGACCTGTCTGTCCCGTTTGACCTGTTTGCCCGGTCGAACCTGTTCGGCCTGTTTGGCCACTTTGGCCTGTTTGTCCTGTCTGACCAGTTTGCCCGGTTTGGCCGGTTTGACCAGTATGCCCTGTGTGACCGGTCTGACCAGATGTTCCAGTAGGTCCAGTCATTCCAGTGTAACCAGTATGCCCTGTTTGACCTGTTTGACCTGTTTGACCTGTCGAACCTGTATAACCTGTTTGACCTGTATAACCTGTATAACCGGTTGCTCCGGTTGG